ACGAAACACGCGGCGAAACCGATAATTGGTCCCGCCAATATTACGGCTAAATCGGGGATATATAAGGGATTCAGACCTGAAAATGCTCCTCAATCAGACTTATGATCAAGTGCCGATCAACACGCTGGCGCTGCATCCCGACAACCCGCGACGCGGCAACGTGCCAATGATCGCGCAGTCGGTGGAGGCGAACGGCTTCTACGGTGCGCTCATTGTGCAGCAGTCAACGCGCAGAGTTTTGGCAGGGAATCACCGTATGCAGGCCGCTATTCAAGCGGGAATTGCGGAATTGCCTGTTTTGTGGGTTGACGTGGATGACGATAAAGCGAAACGTATTCTTTTGGCGGATAACCGGACAAATGATACGGCGTCATATGCGGAAGGCGAATTAGTAGCGCTGCTGCAAGAACTGGATATGACGGAATTCGGGCTGGCCGGCACCGGTTACGAAGCCGCTGACCTGGATGATTTGCTGGTCCACGTCGAATCCGGAGCACCGCAGACTAACCCGGACGGCACCGCGCCAGAGCAGAAAGCGCCGAGCGAACCGGAAGAAGGATTCAACCGGTATGAGCACCGTGACGAATGGGAAGCATCCGGTCGCCGCCTCATCATTCTCGACTTCCCGGTGCCGCTGTTCGTGTGGGTGCAGGAACGCCTCGCCGAGGTAGGCGGCCCGCAAGGGCTGGAAGCCAACACCGACATCATCGTGTCGCTGCTGCAAGCCGCCACCGGGCAAGAACCGCCGCAGGTGCCCGCAGCCGACCCGACCGCGCCCGAGGCAGCTAGTGCCTGACCTGCCCGTCCGCCGGGTCCTCACCGCCGCGCAGGGCGGTGCGCTGGTCGGCGAGAAGGTGGCCCGCGCCCCCTACGAGCCGACATTGCCGCGCGTCACCGCCGCTGAACCGCTGCGCCTGCTCGACGCCGACACCGGGGAACCGGTAGCAATCATCACCGTCCTGCCGGCCGCCCGCCGGGCGATGCTCCGCGATGCCGTCGCCGGTATGGACATGGCGACCGTGGCGCGCATGAGCAACCGCATGGCCGGGGCGGCGCGCACGTTCGGGTGGGCACCTAAGCGGGTCGTGAACGGGCGGGAGTCGTGCCGGGCAACGTCTGCCGCGCGCGACTTCCCCCGCGAACACCGCGTGCTCACCGAACTAGCCGGGCACCTGTCCGAGGAATTTCAGCGTCTGTGGCCGGCCCGCGCCGCTGCTGATGCTGCCGTGCTCGGCGGGGAACTGAAACCCGACTGGCGCATGACCGCCGGGGCGCTGTGGACATCCGGTGTCGTCAACCGGTCGTCCATGCTGCCGTACCACCGGGACAGCATGAACTTTCATACGTGGTCGGCTATGCCGTCGCTGCGGTACGGCATGCGCGGCGGATATCTGCACGTCCCCGAATACGACATCGTTTTTCCGTGCCGGGACGGGGAAGTGACATGGTTCTGCGGCCGGGAGTTGGTGCACGGCGTCACGCCGATGCGGATGCTCACCCCTGACGCCTACCGGTACAGCGTCGTCTATTACGCCCTGTCCGGAATGCGGAATTGCGCAACCTACGCCGAGGAAACCGCGCAGGCCGCGCAGCGCCGCACCACCCGCGAACGGAAACTCGCCGCCGAGGCACGCCAGAAGCTCGCGGAGGCCCGATGAGCTACGACGCCGTAGTCATCCCGTCATACGGCCGGCCGCAGGGCTGCGCCAACGATACGGTCGCCACGCTGCTCGCCGGGCAGGTGCCGGCCGCGCGCATTCAGGTGTGGGTCGGGAACGGGGACGATCCGGAAACGATGGCCGCCTACCGCGCAGCGATGCCCGACCCCGCAGTCACACTGCTGCCCGCCCCGGTAGGTCTGGCGCGCGCCCGAAACGCGATTAGCTCGGCCTGGCCGGCGGGAGCGCATCTCGTTCACTGCGACGACGACTTGCGGGCCGTGCGTCGGCTCCGCAACGGGAAGCTGGAAGATGCGCCGAACCTGTCAGCGTTCTTCACGGAGGCGTTCGCCTACACACAGAAGGCATGCGTCGGCCTGTGGGGTCTAGCGCCCGTCTATAACGCCTTCTTTATGCGGCAGAAATGGCAGTGCGGCCTCTATTTTGCTATCGGGCAGTGCTTTGGTGTCGTCAACGACCCGGCGGTACAGCTGCGACACGGCGCGAAGGAAGATTACGAACGTACCCTCGCCTATTACACGAAATACGGTGCGGTCGCCCGCATCAACGATCACGTAGCGCACACCCGCCCGATGCGGGGACACCCCGGCGGAATGCAGACCGTAGCCGGGTGCGACGGCATGGACCGCCGCGCAGCCGAACGGGAAGCGACCGAAGAAATCGCTGCCCGCTGGCCGTACCTCGTGCGCCTCAAGAAATCCCGCGACGGTTTCCCTGAAATCGCCCTGACCCAACCGCAAGGGGTGCACTGACATGACCGCCCTGAAACTCATCAAGCCGTCAGACACCGCCTCCCGCACCCCGCTGCCCCGTGGCCTGCCGCCCGTCTGCCCCGCCGACGTGTCCCCAGCCGTCCAGCAGATCTGGAACTACACAGTCACCGAGCTATCCGCCATGAAGGTCGCGCACAGCGCCGACAGGGACGCCCTGCTCTGCTACTGCGAGGCCGTCGCCGCGCACCGCCGCGCCTCCGTGCTGCTCGCCAAGACTGATGTCCTCATTCGCGGGTTCAACGGCGCGCCCCGGCCCAACCCGGCGCTCGGCGTGCAGCAGCGCAGCGCCGCACTCATCCGCGCGTTCGCGCAGGACTTCGGCCTGACCCCCGCAGCGCGCGGACGCATTGAAGTACGAGGCATGGACGATGGAGCAGATAACCTCTTCGCCGGCATCGGCTGACCTGCTCCTGTCCGATGAAGTCCTGTGGTACCTGAACGATCGGAATATTCCGCTACCCACCTGTCCGCCGAAAATCAAGACACCCGAACCGAACGCGGTGCCCGGCGCACGGTTCGACCCGGCCCGCGTAGACCGCGTCCTGCGGGTGTTCGGTGCGCTGCGGCATACGCAAGGCAAATGGAACGGCCGGCCGCTCGCCCCCGACCCGTGGCAGATCGCCTACATTCTCGCCCCCGTATTCGGGTGGGTCCGGAAGAATGACGACGGCGACTATGTGCGCGTCATCCGCCGCCTCTACGTCGACATTCCCCGCAAGAACGGGAAAACGACAACCGCCGGCGGAATCGCAACGTACCTGCTCGCCGCCGACGGGGAAGCGGGCGCGCAGGTGTACGCCGTTGCCTCAGCGAAAGATCAGGCGCGGTTCTGCTTCGACCCGGTAAAGCAAATGGCGGAACGTTCACCCGCGCTGCGCCCCTACGTCCGGCCGTTGCAGTCCCGCATCATCCACGTCCCGTCCGGCAGCTACTTCGCCGTAGTGTCGCGGGTCGCGGACCTGATGCACGGCGCCAACATTCACGGCGCAATCGTGGATGAACTGCACGTCCACAAGACACCCGATGTTGTCGAGACCGTGGAAACCGGCACCGGCAGCCGCACCCAGCCGCTCGTCGTCATCATCACCACCGCCGACGACGGCAGGTCCGAAACGATCTACGCCCGACGCCGCGCCTACGTCGAACAGATCGCCCGCGGCGCACTGAAAGACGAAAGCCTTTTCGGGGTCGTCTGGGCAGCCGACGAAACTGATGATCCGTTCGATGAGTCGACCTGGCGGAAAGCCAATCCCGGATACGGCGTCAGCCCATCCCGCGAATACCTGACGCAGGCCAGCAACGAGGCGCAGCAATCCCCAGCCGACCTCGCCAAGTTCCTGCGGCTGCACCTGGGGTTGCGCACCAAGCAGGCCACACGGTTCCTGCAGCTGGACCAGTGGGACCGGAATGCCGGCGTCGTCCACGAACCCGACCTGCTCGGCCGCGACTGCTACGGCGGACTCGACCTCGCCTCCACATCCGACCTCTGCGCTCTCGCGTGGGACTTCCCCGACGGGCAGGGCGGGCACGACGTTATCTGGCGGCTGTGGGCACCTGAGGGCGCGTTCGAGGCGCTGAACCGCCGCACGTCAGGCGCAGCAGAGGCATGGGTACGTGACGGCAGGCTGGTGCTCACCCCCGGCGACGTAGCCGACTACGACTACATCCGCGCCGCAGTGAATATCGACCGCGAACGGTTCCAGGTGAAAGAAATCGCCTTCGACCCCTGGAACAGCACGCAACTCGTCAACGATTTGCAGGGCGACGGCGCGCCCATGATCCAGATGCGGCAAGGTTTCGCGTCCATTGCCGGCCCCACCCGCGACATCTGCCGCATCATCGGGGAAGGCACCGCCGAAAAGCCGCTGTACCGGCACGGGGGGAACCCCGCCGTCCGGTGGCAGGTGGACAACTTCGCCGTCGAAATGGACGCGGCGGGCAACGTGAAGCCGTCGAAAAAGAACGCTGGCGACAAAATTGACGCCGTAGTCGCCGCAATCATGGCGCTATCCCGCGCACTGCAACGTCAACCCGAGCGGATTAGCGCATATGAAGACAGCGACCTCATGTTCCTATAGCCCGAAGGGGTACTAATGGCACCGTTCCGCGACGCCCTTGGGCACCTTTTCGGCCGGAAGGCCGCTAACGCCTCGCCGCCGGGCCTGCCGTACCCCATCGTCACTCCCGTTTCCATCATCAACATTGATGACATTCTTGGAATGACGGAATCGGATATGTTCCGCACCCAGCCGTACCTGCGGACCGTCGTATCGTTCTTCGCTCGGAACATTGCTCAGCTTGGCGTGCAGACATTCTCCCGCGTCAGCGACACAGATCGGCGGCGCACCACCACATCGACCGCGGCGCAACTGCTCACCAACCCGAACCCGTCCACCACCGGGTACGAACTGATGTACGCGCTCACCGCCGACCTCGCCCTGTACGACCGCGCCTACTGGCTCGTCACGCAGGACACCCAATCGCAGTCGGGCTGGCGCATCACCGCTATTCCGCCGTCCTGGGTAGTCGGCATGACACTCGACAACCTGTTCGCGCCGAAAACGTTCTACATTCAGCCCAACACCGACATGACCACGGCGCGGGTGGAACTGCCCGCCAGCCAGTTCATTCACTTCCACGGCTGGAACCCGCACGACCCGAAAGAGGGCTCCACGCCGCTGCACGCGCTGAAAGAAATCCTCGCCGAACAGGTGTCCGCGCAGCGTTACCGCAATCAGGTGTGGAAGAACGGTGGCCGCACCTCCGGCACCATCAGCCGCCCGGTCGACGCCCCCGAATGGTCTCCGGAGGCGCGCGACCGTTTCATGAAGGACTGGAAAAGCCACTACGCAGGCGACCAGTCCGACACGGCCGGCGGAACCGCAATGCTGGAAGACGGCATGCAGTACGCGCCCGTCGGGTTCAGCGCGAAAGACAACGAATTCGTTGCAGCAGCCAAGCTGGCACTCAACGTGGTCTGCTCCGTGTACCACATCAGCCCGGTAATGGTTGGCCAACTGGACGCCGCCAACTACAGCAACGTCCGCGAATTCCGGAAAATGCTGTACGGCGACACCCTCGGCAGCCCTATCGCGCAGATCGAGTCGCGTATCAACGGGATGCTGCTGCCCATGATCGGCGAACCAAAAAAGAACTATGTTGAATTCAATATCGCCGAGAAATTGCAGGGCAACTTCGAGGATCAGGCGACGTCGCTGCAAATCGCTACCGGCGGCCCCTGGATGACCGTAAACGAAGGCCGCGCCCTGAACAACCTGCGCAGCCTCGGCCCCGAATACGACGAAGTCATTACACCCCTCAATGTGGTGCGCGGCGGTGGGGATCAAGCCGACCCGACCGACACCGCGCCCGCCCCAGCAGACCGCACCGGCCCCGGCGACAGTCAGCCGGAACAGCAGCCCAAGACCGCAGACATTGAACGCTACCTGCGGCGTCAGGGCTCCGCAGTGATCTCACGGCTCGGTGCCGGCAAGACCGTAGAACAAGCCTGGGACGACGACCGCTGGAACCGGGAGCTAGCGGAAATCGTGCCTGACAGTGTCGCGCGGGATATCAACCATATCCGCAAGACAGAACTAGTGGCAGCCGTCGCCGACGGTAAATCCATGGAAACGATGCAGGAAATCCTCACCGCGTGGCCAGACCGCGCGCTCGGCTGGAATGCGAAAGGGAAATAGATGCTCACGAAGGCGCTCCCGGCGAAAGTGAAAGCGCTAGAGGGCGACGGCGAGCCTGCCGGCACCTTCGAGGCCATTGTCGCCGCATACAACACTGACAGCGTAGGCGACAAGATCGTCCCCGGCGCATTCCAGAAGTCCCTGGACAACTGGTCGGCCTCCGGCAACGACATTCCCGTCATCTGGTCGCACCAGCACGCCGAT